GTAAGCTGAGTCTGGAGTAGGACTTAAAATAAAGTTGTCTACGTCAAATATACCGTAATATTTTGGCTCTCCAGTAGCACCTGAATCAATTGTGTATTGCTGTACAAAGTTAACATCTTTTATGAGCAGAAACTCCTGGTTGCCCGTGCTGGTTAACTGCAAAGAAAAGGGAGCCAAGTAATCACTTGGTACGCTCAAATAAGGGTCGCTGGCGGTTAAAGTAGAAGTAGCATTCTTGCGAAATAACTCCAAATCCACCAATGTAAATATTCTATCTTCAGCAGAACGAATAAAAATAGGCAAATTATTCACAAAAGACGTTTCTGTGTTTTCTGCAAAATCCTGTATTGCTGTCTTCAATTGACCATATGTAAAAGACATCTATTATCTCCTATGCAGAAAGCGTAACGGGCCCAGCGGACGCATTTTCACCGCCGCCTCGTGTATTACCTGTTGTTGCGGTTCCGCTGGAGGCTGTAAACGAATAATTGTTCGCATCCACGACAGTAATTGTGTAACCACTTGCATTTTGTATCACCGCACTACTAAAGCCATCAAAAGGTTGTACATTTCTAAAACGCACAATATCAGAAGTAGAGCGCCCATGTGAAGGCTCTGTTACTGTTATAACTGCGCTGCCAGAAGAACCTGTCTTAAAAGAGTTCGGACGCAATAAGTTTGCAACCGCTGGCTCTGTTCTGTCTGGTCTTGGGTCTTTAATTGCTTCCGCATCCGTTACTTTTCTATTTGGCTCTAACTGAGGGTGCTTTGGCTCCCACTCATCTTTACCAACAAGAAAGCCATTCCACTCTTTTCTCATGTCCGTTTTTTTATAACGAAACCCAGAGCGGTCAGATATGCCGTATGCATATTTTCCAGAGGCGAACTTTGCCATTAAGAAATCCTATAAAAATTAAGATTTGGCGTTACGTTAAATGACGCCCTATCTCTATCTTCAGATAAAGCTCTCTCAAACTCTTCTTCATATACACTTTTCAACAATTGCACTCTATCTGGCGCTTTTTTCATTGATAAGTAGTAAGCTAAACCAGCCGCTAGGCATGGATAAAATCTAAACGGCACACCAACAGTGTTAACTGTAGTATCGGCATCGTCTAACCTAGTTAAACAGTCATAAACAAGAACATCTGTGCTATTCTCTGGTGCAGGCCAAATCTTTACAACTGGAGTTATTTGCCTGTCTATAAAAAACTGAGTTGGCCTTGCTTCTGTTGCCTTGTCTGGAATATTTAAATAATCATCCCTGCTAATCTTGCTCATATTAATGTCTGTGGAGCTTCGGCGAACGACCATAGACAAGACATCAATTACATCGCTATCTAATGAATAAGAAGAAGTACCCTGAACAAGCGCTTGAGTTCTTTGCTCTATTGTCCATTGATTTAATCCTCTGTTTGCCCATTCCGCAAACATAAGGTTCATAGAGCGTTTAGCTGTTTTTAGGTCATAGCCTGTTCTTAACTCCAAGCCGCAACGCTCGAAAGCTTCTTCAATGTAGTCAGATACATTTAATTCAAAATCTGTAGAGCCTGAAACTGCCATTTACTTTTTCTTTCTCTTTAGAGACTTAACGCGGCGAGGCTTGCCTGCTGGCTGACCTATGCGCTTCTTTTGTGATATTCTACTACGCTTTTCAGCGCTTGTCATTTCTGAGGCGGTTTTTGGGGTTTTAGAAGACACTCTCTTGGTGGGGCGACAATATGGAGTACCCCGTTTTTCACCTTTGCGTCTGCCACACGCCTTCCCCGTGCGGACATCCTTCCACTCTTCCTTGAACCACCGTTTGAGATTGGCACCAGCTTTTGATTTTCTAACCGCCATACTCTACCCATTACTTTCTTTTTGTTGTTCTACGAGTTCTTGTAGACGCTTTACTCTTGCTTTTATTTCCCCAATTCTTTGCTCCAACCTTGCGGCATTTGGCAATCGCTCCAGATGCATACGCTGACGGAAAGACTCTATATCTTTTTTTAACCTTTGAGTAACAAGCATCTTTTTTAGAACCTGATTTAGAAACCTGTTTAGCCATTTGCGCTCTCCCTGTAGGCATTATCTAGTTACCCACAAAACAATCATACCACCACAAAGGGCAAATAGCTGTGCAAAAACAACCATTAAAATCATCCACAAACGCTGGCTTTGTTGAGCCAAATCATCTTGCATATGTTTCAAATGATTATTTTCTATCGTATCAAGACGATTAAATATAACTTTAATATCACCTTCCATAGAGGATATAAACTTCCATTGTCTGTCTTCTGTAGATAGGTCTGCCATTAGCATCTCCAACGTCTACGAGCTTGTCTTAAACGGCTATTTGGATTTTTAGCCGCTTTGGGGAACTTCTTCATTTGACCAGCACTACGAGCACAGAATGACTTGCGGCGCTTTGCCGCCTTTGAACCTTTCTTGACCTTACCAGTTACGGCGGTCTTTAGCTTAGAACCAGGGTTTGCTCTTCGATAAGCAGCAACCCCTTTCTTTGTCATTCCCGCACCTTCTTTGGTTTTGCGGTAATTACCGCCCTTGCCAGTGGTTTTGCGGATAGGATTTTCTTTTTTACGAGCCATTAGTCCAATCCTCGTTTTTTATATAGACAAACTCCATTGACGCGGAGACATTAAAGATAACAGACCCTGTAGAAGAAAACGCCCTCATTTCCAAGTCTGTTTTTTCGGTGAATTTTATTGGAAAAGTATAAAACTGTTCGTGTGCGCCATCTGTCAGGGTAAATCTTTCCTTTATCTGAAAGACTTCTCCATACGGCCTAGCAACAAGACTAGCATTTAAAAGAGCTTTGGTGGCAGTAGATGTGCCTGTGGACAAAGCCATTTTTGTAAGGAATGCTGTATATCCTGCGGGAACCGTCCAAAGGCTCATCAGTGTTTGGTTGTCACCGTCACCATTGATGCTAAGATAAATATTAGCAGGAACTCCAGAAGTAACCGTACCTGTTCCTGCGTAAAGTGTGCCAGCGTTTGCGCCACCACTACCTGCGCTGCGAACAATGCCGCGATTTATCCGTATGTAAGATTTTGTGGTGTTAACTGCCGTTTGCCCATTCAGCGTGACAACTTCGTTTATTTCGTTGTAATCGGCGTCTAGGCCAAAAACTTCTACTGTTCTCGCACCCGTGCCTGCGGCAGTGTCATTAGCTGAACTGCTTGATATAGTCATTACTGTGGCTGATGGGGGATAAGCGTATAAACCGCCCTGTTCCCATATGGTTTCCTTGGTGGCTCCAACAACAGCGTTGTAGCCAAACTTAAACACAGTTTTATGGCCAGGGATTTGCTCCCTGGCCACTTGAAGTTCAAATGGCTCAGATGTCCCAACTTGTGTTATGGAACGAAAATTAGCCATTACAACCCCCTACGATAAGAAGATGTTAAGTTCGTTGTTTGTGCCTGTCAACGCCGCCACAAAGCATCCGTCTGTGGCAATGATGCCATCATCAGGAATGTTCATAACATGGTTGCCAATGCCGAAGCTCTGTTCAAGCAGAACATCGCCAGAAGCAGAACCATTTTTCAACGTAAAGGCACCAGCAGCAGCGGCGTATATAACAACCTGACGAATACGGGAACGTGCGGCTCCCACAACGGCGGCTGTATCGCCCTGGTCAAACTTAAAGGCTTTTACTGGACCAGCCATAATAGCCTCCTATTAGCTAAGTGCTGCGCCTATGGCTGTAACCCAGGCAGAGCCTGTATTGATAACCAAACAATATTCATTGTTGCCAGCTCCATTGTCGCTGATTACATACACAGTTCCTTCAGGAACGTCTGCATTTGCTGGAAGGTCAGCAGTTAATACAACTGGATAGATGAAAGCCGCATCAGACTTGACGGGGCCTGAGAAAGTAGAACGAGCCATTTTATACTCCTGTCGTGGCTAGTGTCAGCCGCACCATGCGACTGTCAGGGATAATTTACTATACAATAAAAAAGGGCGGCTGAAAAGCCGCCCCTTTCCGAAGAATTGTTCGCTTTATGCGCCTGGTGAACCAAACACAGCGCGTGGGTCGGAATAACCGAAGCTATAACGCTCACGAGCCTTAAAGCGCATGTTGCCTGAGTCGAAGTCAGCTTCCATGCCTGTAGACATTGGAGTACGCTCAAAGTGCTTGAAGCCGTTTGGCGCATCTGTCTTGATGAAGAACGCATCTGGGTCTGTCAGGAAGTGGTTAACAGTGTAACCCTCTGGCAACATACCCATGTTGCGAATGGCGTTCACATCATTGTCGGCTGTGCCTACGCGCAGTGTAGATTCCAGCAGACGGTCAGCAACAAACTGAAGCTGTGGTGGAACGATAAGCTTGGTACCGCGCAGGGCGATAATCAAGTTACGCTCGTCAACGAAAGTTGAGATGTCAATCAGAGCATTCTCAAGTGAAGTTTCGTTGAGGTCAGCAGCAGTTGAAGGCTCGTTGCGGAATGTACCGCCACCAGCTAGTGGGTGTGCTGTTGAACAAAGCTCAACACCGTCACCGCCAGTGAAGTTGCTGTCGAACGCATTGTTCAGAGTTGCAGCGGCCTTTACTTGCTTTGTGTGTGCCATTGAACGTGCTAGTGCGCGAGTGTAACGTGCACCAAGACGGTCGTACAGGTTGTCTTCCATTGCTTCTTCAGTCAACGCAAACGCCAATGAAATTGTTTCATGGGTGTAACGTGCTGTGTAAGCTTCGGAAGCGTTGTCAAATGCTACGCCTGCGCCTTCTGCTTTGGTCTGAGCATTTCCAAAACCTACCAACATTACTTCTTCTTCAAACGCACGGTCTGATGATTCAGTGTCGTAGATTTCTGCGTGCTCCGCATCGTAGCGGTCATATTCCATGCCGAACAGGGCGTTCAGGCCTGGCTCTAGTTCTTTAACTAGCTGTGCTCTTGAAATAGCCATTATCTAGTCTCCTTATGCCAAGCCAGCTGTGCCAGCAGACAGCAAGTGGTTGTTGATAATAACCATGACATTTGTATTTGCACTAGCAGTATCGCTATTCTCAGGGTCCTGAGAAATGTCGATTGCCTTCAGAGGCAATGTAGCGGTTGTTGCAATTGTGCCAACATCCAGTTCTGTACGAGACATACCTGAATTTGTGTCGCCTGTTCCTGCAACAATGTCAAAGTTACCGAATAGGTCGGTGACAGCAAATGTGTCATCAGCCTGTACTTCATAGACCACATCTGGCGCATCAATTACAAACGCTTCAATATCAGCGGCAGCAATTGAACCAGGATAGTAGTTTGAGAAGGTTTCTTTCCCTGTTGTAGGGTCAGTATAACGGCAGCCATTAAAGACACCCAGAACTGCATCTGTTTCACCAGCAGCTTTAAGCCCAATTGTTCCAGCTGTTAGACCTTCTACAAGGTCGCCCTGGAAAATTGCAGTGGCATAGTTGTTGGTAATGCGGTAGCGGTTCTGTTGTCCTGTATAAGCAGAGCCGTTCATCATGCGTGCAGGACGCAAACCAAAAGCAGCATCTTTATTTGCCATTGGGAACTCTCCTTATGAGGTTATTTTCGGCCTCTTGAGCCGAAAGTTACTTGACTTGAGCGCTGTGGAGCGAGTTTGGGCATAGCCGCATTGGACTCACGCATCCAATCTCTATCTACAGCCTCCATTTGATTTTCTGTAACGCTACGGTAATGTGCGTCACGCTGTTCCACAATCTCTTCAGGTATTCTAGCAAGAACCAAACCACCTACGCCGATTACGCCAGCGTTTTTACCTTCGTCAATGACAGGTGCATCGAAATCAGGATAATCTTCCGCCCGTACAAGCTCCCAACCTTCACGGCGGCGCTTATGGACGTTATTACGGTCATCATATTCCATGACTGACTCACGAATCCAACGGTGCTTAAAACCTACTGGAGCTTCAGGAGCTTCAAGTGTTGATGGTGGACGCCACGCTTCTACTCTCGCTGTTTTTTCACGGGTTTGCGAATCCCGGCTTGCGCGGTCAACCATTATGCACTCCTTGAATCTATTTTAGCGACTTCTTTTGCGTACCGCTCAAGAGGAATATTCATCTTCTTAGCGAAAGCCACTTGACCTGGTGTTAATTCCACCGTCTTTTTCCGCCCTGACTTC